ATCTCCAATATTAGGGATTGTCACATAAGTTTCTGTTCCACTGTCTAAAAACTCAAGAGTATAATTTGCAGAAACCTCTACACCTGCAGGAAAAATAATTTTACCAGTGCTATCTTTTACTTGTCTTGATTCGTAGTGATGAACTGCGTTTGCTTTTTGAATACTTCCATACTTATTAATAACGTATGATTCATATGCCGTTTGAGATAATGGCCATTCACTTTGAACATTTTGAATATTGTTTGCTAAGAGAACAATCCAATCAAGTTTTTCGTCACCGTAAACTTTAAATGCTACATTATCTGGACGATCGTCTCCGATAATAGTGTATTTGGTAAAAAATGATAAATCCTCTAGGATATCTTCCCTTATCTTTCCTCTTTTAAATAAGTTTTTGACTTTGATATATTCTGAGATATTTTTGTCAGACGTTCTGCTGACATAATCAAAGTCTGGTACGTTGCGAAAGTAACTTGCCATTTTTAGAATCCGATTTCTGTTGTCTGAACATCATCATAATCATCTTCATAGATAGGATCTAGTTCGGTGAACGAAAGCGTCATCTGATATGAAGTCATCGTTTTTGTATCATCATTAAATGTCATGTATGTTCCATCTGGAGTATATTCAACATCACATGCAGTTAGAGCACACTCTTTGATTCTATTTAATGATGGATGTTTGATTAAAGTTCCTACATCATCAAATGTCTGATACTCAACTTCAAAAATATTAGGTGCTTTTAAGAAAACATTACTCTCTGCTTTTTTAACAGACATCCCTTGCTTGAAAAATCTAATAATTTGTTTCACATGTGCTGCCTCGTCTCTGCCTCTAGGAGCCATTTTAAACGTAAACGTAAAGGGACGTAACGTAGGTGCGTTGAACAAGAGTTCGAGGTTTGGGTTCAAGACGGCACCAGATGCGCGTGAAAGAAGTCCTTGAACACCAACTGCTTCTTGTGCAAGGAACAATTTAAATGCATCAGAATAACTAGCATCTTTTCTCAAGTCTGTATAAACCTTTTTAAAGATTCCCTCAATAGATGTACCCAAATCTTGAAAATTAGCAGAGTTCATCAATTTCAGTGATGCACCAACTGCAAGAGAACTTACAGAATTTAGAGAACCTGGGTTCCAATCAACAGCATTTCTATCAACAATACCACTTTGAATTGGAAGAGTTACTGAACCATTAATAATACCATTATTGGTTCTTCTTCTTGTGATAGATTGATTTTGTAATGAGGTGTTAATATCAGCACCTTCTGATTGCCTCATTTTAAACTTCATTCTATCTTGAGTATTTTCTCTCATTTTAAGAGGATAACAATAATCCCCATAACTACGTCTGATTGGAGCACTTCCTACCTCAATATTAATAGATGCAGGATCTAACACGGCATCACTGAGTGCTTGCTCATCAGGATTTAAGTTTCTCTGTCCCAGAAGAGTTTGGTTTCTTCTAGGATCAACATCAGGAAGTCCCTCCTCTGCTATGATTGCTTGATTTGCTGCTCTGGTAACATTTAATAATTCATTTGGAATTGGCTCACCATCCGCATTTGTTCTTGGATCGTTCGTGTTATATCTGTCAAAATTCTCTTGTAACCCATTTACGTTGTCAGTATATTGTGTCTGTTGGAATTGTCCCTCCTCATCAAATGTACCAACTCTGTAGTAGTAACTCCTTGCAGTTCTTGGAGTAGGATCGAGAATAGTTCCAATAACTGTTGTTTCTACTATCTTTAAGTCATCAGCAGCAACAGTGCCGTGCGCACCCTGATCTGGCATTCTTACAAACAAATCAAGGGTGGCAGAGTTTCCTGGTGCAGAACCACTGACTATTCCATTGTCCTCATAATATGTAGCTTCCGTAATCACACTGATTCCTTGACCCTCATAGGTAGTAATATAAACTGGTCTTGAGTCTACTTGGTTTTCTGCCACGATGATGAGGTTTTTACTTATTTATGGGTTTTTTATGAAATAAGCATATCCAATATCACGTAAGTCCTGCAGTTCACTATTTCTGACTACGTGTAAAAGTCCTGGTATTTCTTCCCAGGTGTAATTTCTAACTTTGCCCCAGTGATAATTTAATCCTCTAAATCCCCACCGTTGAACTTCGAGACATGCAATCAGTGGATGCTGATCGTATTCAATTCCTTCTGTCTTCGCATTATATATGAACGTGTAGTAATCCCCAACATCAGGAATTGGTTGAGTATCTGTAAGAATTTCACTAATTAATATCATTCTATCTTCAGCTTCAGTCATTGACTGAAGACGTTCTTTAACAGAAGCGATTCGATTACTTCCAACTTCCTCTTCAAACTGAAACTCATCTACCTTTTTCTGGAGCGCCATTCTTTAATACCTAATTCTTTTTCTGTGATAATCTTGAATTCAACTCCATTATCTAAACAAAATTCAGTCGCTGCTTTCCATTTTGCTTGGTTTACAGCGTATGTTTTTGCTTCGTAAAGAAAGGATTTTGTAACCCTTTTACCTTGTTTTGGTGGTTGGGTTTGCTTCAGAGGTTTGACTTCTACAACATACTTTTTAATTTTGCCACTGGTTTCTCTCACTTCGATAAGAAAGTCTGGGTAATAGCGATGAACCCTATTGTCAACTGGAGAGACATATGGAATTGAAAATTCTTCACTTGCCCACTTTAAAATGTTAGGGTTGGTATCACAGTAATTGCAGAACTTGCGTTCCCAACTGCTACGACATATAATATTGTTTGCATTACCCTGATACTTCTGCGGGAAAGATGGTTTGAACTTACTCTTTATACTTTCTCCCATATATCGTGCCTACATAATATATCGGTAAAAATATTTATAGGCACATGCCTGCTTCCAATTATCCCACTAAAAAACGATTATCAGATTTAAAGACTAATATTCTTGCGACTGCTCAAACCTCACACTTCCAAGCATGGTTTGAACCTCCTGAAGCCGTGCGCGGTTGGATGGGACATAAGGCTGCAGCAGGTGTAGGAAAAGCATATACTCCTGCCAAGGGGGAATTTTATTCTCTGATGTGTAGTGATGCAACACTACCTGGTTCTACTCTTGCAACACATGAGCAAGTAAATGACTTTACTGGTGTAACAGAGAGACATGCATACAGAAGACAGTATGATGAAAGAAGTGAATTTTCGTTCTATGTTGATAACCAGTATGATATAATCACTTTCTTTGAGAACTGGATGTCATTTATCGTAAATGAACAATCCTCTCAAGGACTTGCTGACAAAAATTTTCACTACAGGGTTAACTTTCCTGAAGAATATCAGACTGAGATTTATATCAATAAGTTTGAGAAAGACTATACTAATAGAATGTTGACATACCGATTCATCAATGCATTCCCTCTTGGCATTAATTCCACACCAGTATCTTACAATGCCTCTGATATCTTAAAAGTTACTGTTTCCTTTTCATATTCTAGATATATCGTGAGCGCTCAGGCACTACCAACACCGCAACAAGTCGCTGACCAATTGGCGGCGGGAACCATTACCAACGCTGATACAGCTGCTTTAAATTCCCTACTTAGTTCGTCAACCAATTCTAATTAATCTTAATCCCCCCTAATAAATAATCACACTGAAAAACTCTTCGGGATATTATGCCTTTACCAAAAATTGCCACACCAACTTATGAGTTGGAATTGCCATCTACAGGAAAATCGATTCAATATCGTCCATTCTTAGTCAAAGAGGAAAAATTACTCGTCCTTGCCCTTGAAAGTGAAAGCACCAAGGAGATTACCACAGCAATCAAGAATGTAATTAAAAACTGCATTCAAACCAGAGGAATTAAAGTAGAGACACTTCCTACTTTTGACATTGAATACCTCTTTCTTAATATCCGTGGTAAGTCTGTTGGTGAAGAAATTGAAGTAAAAGTTGCTTGTCCTGATGATGAGGAAACTTATGTTCCTGTTACTATCAGCATTGATGATATCAATGTACTGCAAAACGAGGAGCACAATAATAAGATTCAATTGGATGCTGAACTTGTCATGGAGATGAAGTATCCGTCTCTCGATCAGTTTGTCAAAAACAACTTTGACTTCAGCGAAGCCAATATTATGGATCAGTCATTTGAACTGGTTGCTGCATGTATTGATAAAATTTACAACAAAGATGAAGTATGGGCAGCTGCTGACTGCACCAAAAAAGAAATCACAGATTTCCTTGAGT